CTTCAGGTTCGGCTTCCTCTTCTTCAGGTTCGGCTTCATCGTTTTCGACTTCTTCATCAACTTCAGCCGTTGCTTCTTCTGCTTCATCAACTACTTCGGCTGGCTCTTCAACATCTGACTCTTCTAAAGTGGCTTCCTCTTCAGGAAGATCGCCTCGGTCTAAACCACTAAGGTCTAATTCTTCACGACCGTCACCACCTGCAAACTCATCAAAACTATCATTACTGTCATCGTGCTCTAAATTGGCACTTATTTTGGATTTAGGCATTAGGGCCTCCGTTGGTTTAAAGTTAAAGTACTACGTCTTTCGGCTTCTTATACTCTTGCTGTTGCCCACCAAGTCGCATTATTTCTGCTGCAATTTTAGTGGTCGCTTGAGTTTCAGAGGCCTGCTGTTTTTGGGTTGAAGATAATTCAGCTAGTTGCATCCGTACATCCAACTCTTGACGCTTAAGTTCCATACGCGCTTCTAGCTCAGCCATCTCTTTCTCAGGAGTGGTTTCTATATCATTCGCTTTAGCTGTAGCCAACATAGCCTGTGCTTGCAGATTCGCTGATTCTGATTGGAGCTTCTGAAGTTCTAACTTCACTTGTTCCATCTGGATCTGCTGCTGCATCTGAGCAGCTTCTAGCTGTTCTGGCGATTGCTCAACGCCCGTAAGCATTCGGATACGCTTAGCAAGCTCACCCTTACGCTGTAAGTGTGAATACTCAATAATAGCGTCGTCAGGGATAGCGATACCCACTTGACGTAACTGCAACGCTTCAGCGAACTGCGATTCATCAAAGGTGTCACGTGCTGGCATCGTTGACACAACCACGTCGTATTCACCCAAAGTCATGTCATTGACCACTTCGCCTTCTGGGGTCATTTGGTTCAACACCAATTCTTCCCTTGGTTTCATAGGGTCATCGTCATTAGTGATCTGAATCACGCGTTCTTCGGTATAGAACGATTGGATCAAACACATAATATTCTTCGCGACGAATAATCTTGATCGGGCAAGGTTGTCCAAAGGCACCTGAATTTGGATCTGGCCACGATTCTGCTTTGCTTGAATGGCAACACCTGAAACTTCTGGGCTATCCTGTCCAAGCATCGCATCAGACACACCTGAAATCTCTTTGATGTTATTGGCTGCTTTTTGGCCAATGCGATCAAGACCTGTTGGGATCTGGTTTGGTTGAATCTTTGCTGGGGCAGCTGATCCTCGGTTGTATTCCAATACTAGACCTGTCTGAGCGCCACGTTCTTGGAGATCATCCGATGTCATACCGTTTAATGACCCGGTTTCCACAACCCAACCGCTGTTGGCAGTCGTGTTCACAATGTGTAGCTCTTGTGAAGAGATCTTATTCAATTGTTCTTGAGGCGATAGAAGGTTGCGAACCATACCGAACGGTTTGCCACGCCTAAAATAGGGGAAGTAAGGGACAATGGTGAAGTCTTTGTACGGCGACCAGTCATCATGCAGTACAACTTGGTCCGCAGTAATCGTCCAACGTACCTTTTTGACTAACTTTTTGAGCATGCCCAGGCCAAATTCTTGGGCAAACAACTCAGTTCGCTCTTCATCCCACGATTCTGGAACGATGCGCATGTCCTTTGTTTTAGGGTCAACGAAGTGAGGGGTCAATGTTAGCTTTCTGTGCTGTCTTTCAACAACTCGAATGGCACGAACACTGTGTTTGTCGTCAATATGTCCGCCACTAAGTACGGCTTCTTCAACATCACCAAACGTCGAATCGCGCATTTCTACCAAATCCATCGAATCACGGCCCAAATGCTCGCCGTTTTCAGCGATCACGCGCAAACGATCCGCTTTCTCTTGGCCATACTGTTGTTCAATGTCATCGATACTCAGCCACTTGGTCTTGATGACCTCGTTCCATGTGGTGGGGTCGTAATCTTTGGCATCTGGATCGGGCAAGATGTCCAACGGATCTTCCGCTGTGATCAGCACTTCACCTTCAATGTGGTCGTCAAAATTCATGCGAATGTCAAAGTAACCACGATCTTGGATAATGCCGTCAGCAAACACCTGACTTTCCAAGTAATCGTATTGGTTGTTGTCACTAATCTGCATATAAAGTTTGGTGAGCACCGCAGCAACTTCATCTGAGGAGTTACGTCGAGGCTTAAATAGTACGTCCGCACGTTTAGAGGACTGCTCCCCCAGTATGGTGTTGACGGTGCTCAAAATGGTATTAATGGTTAGGTGTGGACGACCCTCGGAATCTAATGCATCAATGTCCGTTTGATCCCACTGCTCACCACGATAATAGCGGTCACACTTGATCGCTGTCTTGATGTAGTCAGTGTGCCCCGCATCTCTTGCTCGCACGTAGCGAGCCCAGTTGTTATCTACGATCTTACTTTCTTTTAAAGGATCGATTTTTTTTGACTTCTTGTACGCCATAGCTATGCACTCATCGCTGATTTACTGCGGTTAGGGGCCATGAGTCCTGGGAGCTTATCTCTCCAAGACTCTTCAATTATTTTTTGGTCTACAACAGTGGACATCTCAGACATCATTAGTCCGATCCAAGCTAAACCATCCACTTGGTCATCATGTACGCCGTTAGGAAATCGCAACATCTCTGCCATTAGTCCTGCATTCCACAGTTGGAACTTAGGAAAAAACACCATGCCTTGTTGCATACGGCCCTGAATCGCACGAGCACGAGCTTCTTTATCTCTGCGCCCCGTTTTCAGCTCCATCAAATACATTTCATACAGATTACGTTCTTTAATTCGCTTCTTTAGGAAAGGCCCAAGCGCCATTTCAATGTGTCCACGCTCGATACCAACGATCGACGGGCGGTATTCTTCGTAGACGTCGAGAATCTTCTCAACCAACTCGAAACCGTCCCATTTACCTCGCTCAACGTGCATCACATACATCTTATCTTCTTGGTCTACACCCACAACGACGCCTACAGAGAAGTCATTTCGGTCTGCTTTACCAATCGCAAGGTCCCATGCGCAATACACCTTGAGTTTTTTGTTCTCTAGGGATTTGTCTTTGTAATATTGGAACATTCCTAATTTAAAATATTCACCTTCGTCGGCCACTGGGTTCTGCTGGTACAATGCGGACCAGTCACGAGGGCCTACAGCCTTCTGTATGCGCATTAGCGCGTCGGAGTCATAACGGGCAGGATGCAACGGTTCGTGCTTCTTACGGTACTTCTCGTCCTCCTCAGCGATGGCTGGGTACTTGATGACTTCCCAAGAGTCGCCGCCGTCTTTTTCTTGCTCTAATAACCACCCTGCAAGGTCGTCATCGTGCCAACGCGTTAGGATAACGAGGATGCCACCGCCCGGCGCGAGACGCGTATAGGCCGTTGAGGTATACCAATCCTTCGCGGTTTGGCGAGCAGTCTCCGATTCAGCCTGCTCTCGGTTCTTTACCGGGTCATCGATCACTAATATATGGGCACCTTTACCCGTAATCGGTCCACCAACACCTGCTGCGACGTAACCACCGCCTTCGGTCGTTAGCCATTGCTCAGCGCCCTGCGATTCGGGGTCTAATCGAGTTTCAAACAACGATTGGTACTGTTGATCACGCAAAAAGCCACGTACTTTGCGCGAAAACCCCATGGCCAACGAGCCAGAGTAGGAACACGCGATGAATTCGTGGTTTGGGTAGCGCCCAAGGTGCCATGCGGGGAAGGTTTTTGAGGCTAGCTCACTCTTACCATGGCGCGGTGGCATAAATAGCATGAGTCGGGGGGACTTTTTCGCCGCCACATCGTCTGAAAACTTTTCCAGGCGCAGGCAGATGTCTTTATGCACCCATCCCGGAATGTAACTGTCGTTGAATCGCTGAACAAAAGGCAACAGGTGCCTCCGAGCCAGCTCGCGCTTAGCCAATTCTGCTTGTGCAGCCATCTTAGGGTCGAAAACACCGCTTTCGTCTGTAAAATCTGGCTGTTTTCCTAAGTCTTGTTTTTCCAACGTATCCCGTTCCGACTGTTTTAAACGTTTTTTGTGTAAAAGTTTGCCGGTGTGAGCCAGTTGGGCTTTTTGCTCGGCTTGCTTTTCCTTCAAATACTTTTTATGCCGCTTTGGGTCGGCAATAATGGCTTGAAACGCACGGCGCTCGCCGAAATTCTTGCACTTTGAGCAAACGGTCGGCGCGCTATTGGCATCGAACAACGTGTGTGGTCGATCTTCGTTGCAGTAAGAGCACTTTTTAGTGTCCCTCTTCTCCATTGCTAGCCTCCACTTCCTCAAATACACCATCGATCGTTGAATTAGGGTCAAAATGGGTGTCACCCAGCCCTGCCAACCTTAATAAATCTGCATCTGATGCGGCTTCTATGTGTCGCTCAGAATTTATATTTACACTAATCGTCTGTATCTTTTGTGGCTCGTAGAGGCCATGCATTTTTGCAATCTCTCTTAGTGCTGCGACTTCTTCCGTTGAGCTACCACTCTTTCTGTGGGCCTCAAAAAATAATTTAGTGATACTTTCCCGCGTCACCGCAATGCGATCGAACTCTTTCTCTCGAAAGTAGGTCAACGTGCGTTGTATCACGGCATTGTTCACCAACTTTGATGAATTAGCCTGCGAATACCCTGCTTGTTTGCCTGCCTCAGTGGTCGAATACCCGAGCAAGTAAAAACGAACAAATTGTTCTTGCTGTTTCGTCAACTTCGGCAGCACTTTGTGCCCTTCTTCAAAGGCATCTTCTGAAATTTCCATACTTAACGGCCTATAAGCACTGCTTATCTATTATTCCGGTCTAACGCCGAATTTATGTTGAAACAATTGCCATGCAAAAAAGTCTACGTCTTCATCTCTAGCGACATTCTTGCAGTAGTTATACATGACACACACTACGCGCGTGTTCTCTGGCGTATAACCTTGTGCGTTGTCCGAGCGATCCAAGCTAACCGAGAACGGATGCCTCACATACCTTGCGTCTTTACTGTAGTCAAAGGCGATCCCTGTTTTTGCACAACGATCGTTTTGCTCAGAAATTTTAGCTTCCATCCACTCTAACGTGATCGCGAATTCAAACCCCTTGAACGCCGCTCGTTTTCTAGCGGTGTTAAAGACCTCTTTAGGTCTGCCAAGTTTGCTGTAGTAACGGTTCTGCTGCCACAACGTTTGTTGTTTTCTACGCTTCTCTACATCTCTCAATGGGTTCCACACAACGCTTATATTATATTAGCAGTGCTTATAATAACATAATAAAAAATAAATTTGCATTTTTATATGCTCTATGACCGCTGGGCAGGGGTTGGGTACTTTGTCCTGACCCACTCCCCTTCCCCGGATTCCGATATTGGAACCTTGTTTTCAAATTTCGACCTTAGGGACCCCTACCGGTTTTCGCTTCGCTCTCCCCGATCGTTTTGTCTTTATGTCAATACTGACTTTACCATTTGGAGAACACTATGAACCTTTCAACTTTCACCAAACCATTAGGCACAGCAGCAACGGTTGTTGTATTCACGCCCGTGATCGCAGTCACACTCGCCACGGCCATCGTGATCAGCCCGTTGGTTTACTTCAAGGCACGCAAACTCATCAAGCAAGTACAGGAGCTACACAATGCGCAACGCTAAGCTATTCATCTACTCACTGACCGCTGTCCTTACGGGCGTCTTAGCCATACTAGATGCTCGTACTGCAGCGGTCTTCGGCTGCTTCTGCCTTGTGCTTGCGTTCGTCTTAGTAGACCAAACTGAACAACAGCCTACCGTGCATGAACGTGTTCGTGCTTCTCGTGCAAAGAGAAGGCGCTGAACGCTCGTGCCTCGCGCGCAGCGTTCGTTGCGCATGGTGTCTTTATAACTAAAAGGAGTTAAGGCATGTACGACATCGTACCCACAACCGGCGGACAAGATCCGTTGGATTTACTGCTAGAGCACGAAGCGTTAGCAGCATACCAATGGGACTGTGAGTTAGAAGCTGACAGCCCATTACAAAACCGCGAAGACTTCATTCGCAACAACGCGCAACGTCGCGCAAACCAAGCTTAAGGAATTTACCATGACTAAACTTATAACTGCAGTTCAAAAAGAAGTATTCGAGCCAGTACGCACTGAAAAGCAAGTCACTGGCACGTTTGAAATGACCACGCAGATCGCTCACTACTTGCAAGAGCAGGTGGACTTCATCAGCGAACGTGCCATCAGTCAGCTGGGCACCATCAGCAACTGGGCCAACATCGCAGCGTTCCAGAAACATGCGAGCTACGACCAGCTATTTGGGAACGAGTACGGCTTAGCCAACGACTCCAACCAGAAGCTCCTCAAGTACTGCGCGCAGTCCGTTGCCGGTGATCCTGAGTCATTGGTGCAAATACGAGCAAATGGCTCTGTATGGGCCCGTGACGAGGGGGACATGACCATCTCTAGCGAGCTGTCCGACACGGATCAGAACAAGATCCAAGTCAACGCGATGGCCATGGATGCCATCACCAACGCGTCGGAACGGTATAACAAGTGCATCGATGACATTACCTTGCTCAACCAGCATTTTGGCCTCGAACCCACCACGTCGCGCAAGGAACGCTACGAGATGTATGTCACCAAGGAGCTTGATAGCAAGCGCCGCAGGCAAGAAGCCACCATGCGCTCTGAAGCGAAGTATGCTCAGAATAATGAAAAGAAGGTCATTGTGTTGAAAATGCACAAGGTAGCACAAGCAACGTCGCACCTAGTCTAACGACTAGGCACGATGGAAAAGGGGCCAATTGGCCCTTTTTTTATGTCCCGGTACAACGCGCGTTGGGCAGTGTGTGTTGTCGTGCCGATTATGGTGTACAATGAACGTTGTTCCATGCCAATAACCGTCGCGCCCAGCCCGCTGCGGCAGATGTCGCAT